ATGCTGGCCCCTGGCTTATCAGCCACGGATAGCCCTATATCTTTTCCGCCAGGGGCCAGCATAGACCATGGCACATCAGGAGATAACCAGTTTGATCTACTCCTGCTCTTTGCCATTTCATCTATAACGGACTGCTCGCTTCTCCTGGTTCTTGTCTTTTCTTTAGCGTCTTTAGTGTCGCCACCGAATATAGCACGGATGGCCTGCCCATAGTCGCTGGATATTTTATCTGATAAAGGTCCCATGATTACCTCGGCGGCACGAGGCCCATGCGCCTCATGCGTTCCTCGTCACTTTGAATGGCACCTGGTCTTGGTGATGCAGGAGGCATACCTACAGGAGGTCCCTGTGGCGGTACGGGCGGTACACCCAGTGCCGCATTAGGCATTACCTGTGGCGGCAGTCCGGGTGGCCCGCCTCCCGGCGGTCCCATTGGCGGCCCAGGTGGTGGCCCCATCGGAGGTCCCATTGGTGGTCCCATAGGAGGACCAGTTGGAGGACCCATAGGTGGACCGCCAGGCCCTGCCGGAGGCCCGGGAGGAGGACCCTGCACCATCTGCGCGGTCTTGGCGGTCTTCTCCATAAGTAATCTCATTAGTTCACCGTAGTAGAATTCTGCCAGCTGGTCTCTTCCCCTGTTTTCCAGTGAGGATAATAGTGTCCAGAGCGCTGCCTCGGGTAGTTCTTTTTCAGCTACCTGTTCCTTGATAACGTCATCCAGCTGGTCTGCATCCTGTAGTCCGAGTACCCTGTCCCTGATAAATATGTCAGGCAGCAGCGGTGTAGGTCCCTCTCTTGCTATCTGGGCCATGCTCATCTTGGACATATCGTCCTGTGGCAGCTGGCTCATTATTGATACCTCGGGATCTCCGCCCTTCTTTATCACGTCAGGGCTTATCTCTTCGGCGAAATACATCCGCTCCTTATCCCTGCCTGATACCTCCATGGATTTGAATCTTCCACTGCCGTACTGTGAAGAGATCATATTAAATATCTGTGTGTATGCTCTTTCAAGCGTCTGTATCCTTGGGGATAGTACGGTTTCAATTCCCTGCCTGAGGGTATTAATTGCGTAACCTGACAGCTGGAACTGGAGTTCACCGTAGATAGAGTAGGGGAGTCCACCCCTTTGTATCTCACTGGATACGAGTCCCATGAAGGCACCTGATTCCTTAGCCATCTCAAGCATTCCGAGGGGTTCTACTTCCTCTCCCTGCCCGAGTGAAATCTCAGAACCTTCCTGATACGGGTCTTCATCGAGCGTCTTGGTACCGTCCCTGGACTTAACCTTTAATCCCTGCTTTCGGGACCTTGCGGTAAGTTCAAGCATGGTAGACATCATAAAGTTATTGTTCTCGAAGTTCTCCCTGTTATGCTTAAACACGGATTCCCCGAAGTCTGCAATAGCATCGGAGCCTACTTCATCTGACTGTACCAGGGGTGCGGAACCCACCATTCCTATAAAGCATGGAACCCCATCGTAACCGTGCCTTGTCCTGCGCTTCAGGATCCTGTCACCGGTTACAACGTAGTTATCTTCCTTATCGTAGAAGTCATAGACCAATACGCTCTGTTCATCGTCTTTGCCTATGGACTTGAGGTTATACTGCTTTGCCACCTCTTCGGGGGATTTACGCATCCTGTAACATGCCCAGTCGAGTCCGTCAGGACCTTCGCCCCAGAAGGTATTAAGCGGGTCCCATGGGGTGATATCAACCCTTGTACCCTGTTCTTTATCCTTTATCAGCAGTGCCCTGCCTGCGTACCAACCCCTAAGGGTAACGTACCAGGCTAATTGGTCTCTGAGGGGGGGAAGAAGTCTCATGCACAGGCTGTCGTCCGCGGCACGGGTAATACCTGTGAGGAATCTTTCCTTCTGGTTATCAGCGTCCCTCTGGTCTCTTTCGTTACCGCTAAAGGGAATTCTCACCACCATTTCTGCGTTGGTAAGCCAGCTGATGATCTTATCTGCCATCACCTGTGGTTCGTTGGAGGTATAGGACCTGTATCCGTCCCCTGCATCGTAGGGTTCGAGCCTGTAGAGCCTGTGGTCCTGCTCCATACGGTCTCTGAGTGGATAGGTAGCTTTATAGTGACCTTCCACCATGTCTACAATTTCAGAAAACTTACGTTTTGCCACAGCTACCACCTTTTAACGGAAATCTTATCCCGTCCCTGTACATAGCCGTATCCGTAGTTGTCCACTATACCATAGATCAGCGCTTTTACACCGTGGTTATTCTTATCTTCCGGTGAAGATCCCACTATATTCCCATCCCGGTCAACTTTCCACCTGTATGCCCTTGTCTGACCGTCAAACGGGTTAGGGGCTGCCCCAAATTCCGAAAGAACCCCGTCACACCGGGGATTTATCTTTAATTTTGCTTCTCTTGAGAGAGGGTCGGGCTTTAAAAAGCTCTTTAATCTCTCGGTTCCGTCGTTAATCATAACTTTTTGAGAATTTAAGTACAATCCCGTCTCCTTTAACCAGATCTCAACCGGTGCAGGCATTGCCTGGTGCTGATTACCTGCTATATCTATCACCCCGTACTGCACATCCTGCCACCACGGGCGGTTTTTACAGATGTCAATGATCTCTTCTGTTACCAATCCTCTTTCGTAGACTTCATCTATGACATGGATAACATCATCGTGGATTTGAATAGCCATAACAGCGTATGCCCCTGCGTATCCGGGGTCCATCCAGAGGTGTACGGGGTCACCCACCGACCACTTCACTTCTTCTACGTGCAGGTTGGGCCTGAATTCACTAAACACCAGTCCTTCGGGAGGTGACGGGATACCTTCAATGCGTTCCATAAAGAAATCGTCACTGGAATCTCTTTTAAGTCTCTGTATCTCGGGGTCCTGTATCCCATCGGGGTACAGGTGGGTATTCGTATAGCTCGGAAGTGAGAAACTCTGTTCCTCGTCCGTGGGTACCGACCATGCGGTATGCATCTGCGGGTACCATCCGAGTGAGCCTTCAAAGGTTCCTGACAAAAACAGCCACCCTCTCTTGGGGGCGCATCTTCCTCTCATCCTGTAGAAGGTTTCTATATCCAGCTGGGATGCTTCGCACCCGATAATACCGTCAGGGGCTCTCATTGCAAGTGTACGCGGATCTTTAGCGGATTTTGTCTCTATACGTGTCCCGTCTGCGAGTATAATCCTGCCGGGGTCAACCCTTTTAGATGCTTCCTTGAGTATTCCCAGCGCGGAGAAGTCATCTATCAGGTACTCGAACTCTGCCCTTGTGCGTTCATAGTCAGCAGCGACAAGCCAGTAGAGTCCCTCGTCGTTGATCTCCATCATGCGTGCAAGCAGGTACTTGCTTGCCATCATGGATTTACCTGCCTGTTCACCCCCTGCAACAAGGATGAATCTTTTACGGCAATCTACTATCGGCATCTGTGCCGGGGTAGGGTTAAATCCCACCTTATCGTAGAGATAACTTACTACATCAGTTACTGTCTGAGTCATTCAGGGACCCGAACTTTCCCCGTACTATAGTTGAGGCTTCTTCTATTGCCGATACCGGTTCTTCCACCTTGATATCTTCCTTCTTCGGGTCAGGCCCTGACTTAGCTTCTCTCATTGCCTTCCTGAATTCAGAGAGAACGTCCTTAGCCTCGGAAGAAGCCTGGTTAGCACCCTTATATTTCTCTGGCATAGCGCCGTTCATCTTAAATATAAGCAGTGTCGGGTTAGCCTTGTAGTCAAGATTCTTATGCATCTCATCTACCAGGTCGTTAAGTATCTCTTCGAGGTGGTCATTATAGGACTCGGTAGCTTCCCTGTATCTCTCAAGGAAAAGAAGATCGTTCCTTCTCCAGTTCCTTACGGTTTCAGTACTAACACCTGTTAATTTTGCAGACTTCGTAATAACCCCACACTTTGAATAGGCCTCTAAAAACCGGTCTTGTTTTTTCAGTGTCTCTCTGGATAACATCTGCATTTAGCTACCTCGCTATGAATATACAATTAAATTAGTGTATAATCAAGGAGAGTACAGGGGTTAGCATTCACCCACTGGCTCGTTTCTCCTTTCTGGTGGTCTCGGGGACGGGTTTTCCTTCTCTCTACCGGACTCCGAGATCACCAAACAGGGGAGCCCAGCCCTTAGGCCTCCTCAACCGTATTGCCCCACATTCCTCACACTCAGTAACATCCCTACCGGCCCTCTTCAAAGAATACTTATAATTAAACTTCCTACACACATGCCCAGGGTAACTACCCTTCTGGCTTTTTACTTTAACCATCCTCTGACCTCCCTCTACAGTAAGAACACATACCTTTCCGCGCATCCTTCTCCAAACCACCGGTGTGACTACCACCCATCAGGATCTTGCAAACAGAACACTTAGGGTGACTTTCAAATATCTTCTTAATCTTATCCTGAATAATCTTCCCGGGAGACCTACCCTTATTCTTTCCCCTACCACCGTAAGGCTTCGTAATAACATCCACCCCGTCACAAATAAAACACGTAGGAGGAGGGTCCCTATACTCACTTAACAATATCTCCCCCGTCCTCTTTGACCTGGCGAAGTGATGGCTCATTGCCCTAGCATATATCGCAGTCTTCGACATCACAATTTACATAAGGATATAAAACACGGTCGTCTGATTCCTTGCATTCCTTTGTAATCCATATAGGTGTTGTCGCCCCAGGATTCCAAAGTGACAAATTTACCATTATATCCACCCTCCACCCATCCTTAATCAATTTGGCTAGATCAAGTATCACATCACTACAAATATCATAAGGCTCCGAAACATAAACAGTGGATCCACTCTTACGCTTCAACATATAATAATGGTCCTGCCAATCATAATACCGCTGACCATACTCCGGTTTCCTGTCACCGAACCGGGGAAATTTACTATCCCATCCCTTTACCAACCTGAATCCCCTGGCTTTTAAAACCGAATAATTATGGTCGGTTTCCCTACCGATACGCTCCATCCTGGGTGAAGCCATCTTCTGCATTTCATTTAACATTCTATAAGTC